CTGTTTTTTCACTCACTGTCGCGAGGCCGCGCGCTCCGTAGGAACGGGCGATGACGGCCACGATGGCCATTCCGGGGCTGGTCGGGGTCGAGACACCGCGTCTCTGGACGCGTCCGCTGCGGCCGATCACCCCGGACACGTCACGCGGCTTCGAGGTCGTGGAGTACGGCGCCGGGCTCGGCGTGGAGTTCATGCCGTGGCAGCAGTTCGCGCTCACGCACGGGCTCGAAACCCGGGAGGACGGCACCTACCGATTCCGGGTCGTGCTGGTGCTGGTGTCCCGTCAGAACGGGAAGACGACCATCCCGAAGGTGCTCACTCTGTGGCGGATGCAGCAGGACGGCACGACCGTGCTGGGCACGTCCACGAACCTGGACTACGCGCGTGAGTCATGGGAGCTGGCCGTCGACCTGGCCGAGCACCAGCTGCTGTTCGAGGTCGACAAGGTGCTGCGCGGGTCGATCAACACGCAGATGCGGATGCGCAACGGGTCCCGGTACAAGATCGCTGCGGCGAACCGCCGTGGTGGCCGGTCGCTGTCGGTCGATCTCGGGGTGGCCGACGAACTGCGCGAGCACCAGACGTGGGATGCGTGGGGCGCGCTGTCCGGGACCACGACGGCGCGCCCCGACCCGCAGATATGGGCGCTGTCGAACGCTGGTGACGACAGCTCGGTCGTGCTGAACCACCTACGCGAAGCGGCGCTGTCCTACATCGAATCGGGCGACGGTGACGACAGCATCGGGCTATTCGAGTGGTCGGCCGAGGACGGCTGCGAGCTGGACGACCGGCAGGCGTGGGCGCAGGCGAATCCGGCGCTCGGGCACACCGTGCGCGAGGCAACGATGGTGTCGAAGCTGGCGACGTGCCCGCCTGCCGTGTTCCGCACCGAGCACCTGTGTCAGCGCGTGTCGGTCATGGAGTCGGCCGTCGACCTGGCCGCGTGGTCGGGCTGCGAGGACGTGGGCACGCTCGACGGTCTGCGTGACCGGGTGGCGCTCTGCGTGGACGTGTCGCTCGACTTGCAACACGTCACGCTGGTGGCTGCGGCGATGGCCGGCGATGGCCGGGTGCGGGTCGAAGTGGTCGAAGCGTGGGAGTCGGTGCACCGGGCACGCGCCGATCTGCGACCGCTGTTCGACCGGATCAAGCCGCGCGCGTTCGGGTGGTTCCCGAAGGGGCCGGGCGCGTCGCTCGCCGCCGACCTGAAGACAGGCTTCGACCCCGAAGCGCTGGCCGACGTGAACGCGGTCTGTCTCGGCCTGGCCGAGCAGGTGTCAGCGCGTCGCATCCTGCAATCGGGCGATGACCTGCTGGCCGCGCAGCTGTCCGGCACGGCGAAGCTGTGGTCGGGCGACGGCTGGCGCTTCACCCGGAAGGGTCACGGGCACTGCGACGCCGTCTACGCGCTCGCCGGGGCCGTGCACCTGGCCCGCACGCTGCCACCACCGAAGCCGGCGCTAGTGGTGCTTTGACCACGGGTTACACGCGTGTAACCTGCGCGGCCGTGAGGCTACGGCGACGGGCTCGGGATGGTGACGGGGTCGAGACACGAAGCGTGCTGACATCGATCAGCGACCCGGCGCTCGCACAGTGGTTCGGGGTCGGCATCCGCAACGATGCCGGCGTGGCGGTGAACGAGCACACGGCGCTCGGCCTGTCCGCCTTCTGGCGTGCGAACGCACTCATCTCGGGCACGATCGCCACGCTGCCGCTGCACACCTACCGGACCCTCGACGATGGCAGCCGGTCACGGGTGGGTAGCTTCCTCGACGCGCCGGGCGGGCCGGAAGGGCTGACCCCGTTCGAGTGGAAAGAGACGGTCGTCACGCACGGCCTGGTGCACGGGAACGCGTTCCTGCTCCACCAGTACAACGCGGCCGGGGCGCTGATCGGCCTGACCCCGATCCATCCCATCGCCGTGGAAGTGAAGCGCCACCGGGACGCGATCGGCGGGCGCACGTACACGGTGACGCTGGACGACGGCACCCGCCGCACGTTCGACATGCTGACCATGACGCACGTTCCGGCGCTGTCGCTCGACGGCCTGCGCGGCCTGTCGCTGGTCGGGATCGCCCGCAACAGCCTCGGCACCAGCATCGCCGGTGACAAGGCTGCGGCCCGCCACTTCGCTAACGGGGCGCTGATCTCGGGTCTGGTCACCCCTGAAGAGGACGTGACCGAAGCGGAGGCGACCACGATCAAGGCGAGCCTGTCGGCCCGCCTGTCCGGGACCGAGAACGCGGGCGACATCGCCGTGATCAATCGGCGGCTGAAGTTCACGCAGTGGTCGCAGGCCGCGAAAGATGCGCAGTTCTTGGAGTCCCGGCAGTTCCAAATCGAAGAGGTCGCCCGCTGGACGGGCGTCCCGCCGCACCTGCTCATGCAGACCGAGAAGCAAACGTCGTGGGGCACGGGTGTGGCCGAACAGAATCGGGGCCTCGGGCGGTTCACGCTCAACCCGTGGACGACCCGGCTCGAACAGCGCCTGTCGACCCTGCTCGCCTCGCCGCGTCACGTGGAGTTCGATTTCGCCGGGCTCGAACGGCCGACCCCGGAGGAAGAGATAAGGCTGCTGATCGAGCAGGTCAACGCCGGGCTGCTGACCCCGAACGAGGCCCGGCGCATCCGAAATCTCGAACCGGTCCCGGGTGGCGACGTGCTGCGGGAGGCGTCCGCCGCGCCGCCCGCCGCGTCGCCGCCCGCTGCCCTACCCACCGGAGGCAATGGAACATGACGGCACTGGCACGGTTCGGGGTCGAGCTGCGGGCAGAGCTGCGTGGCGACACGCTGGTTGGGCACGCGGCCGTGTTCGACGTCATGGCCCGGGTGCGCAACACGTGGGAGGACGTGGACCGTCACGCCTTCGATGCCGTGCTGGCCGACCCGGCGACCGACGCGCGTGCGCTGATCAACCACGACCCGTCCATGCTGCTGGGCCGGCAGTCTGCGGGCACGCTGCGGCTCTCGACCGACAGTCAAGGGCTGCCGTTCGAGGTCGACCTGCCGGGCACCAGCTACGCGAACGACCTGCGGCTGCTGGTCGAGCGGGGCGACCTTGACGGGGCCTCGTTCGGTTTCAAGCCGGGTCAGGACCGTTTCACCCGGGCGCGTGACGGCCGGGAGCTGCGCACGCACACCCGGATTCGGGAGCTGGTCGACGTGTCGGCCGTGACCTATCCGGCCTATGACGGCGCCGGAGTCATGCTGCGGCACTTCGAGTTCGACGCGCCCGCTCACCGCTCACAGTTGATTCTCGCTCGACACCGAGCACGTACAGCAGGAGGCATCCGCCCGTGACAATCGAAGAGATCCTGGCCGCGCTGGCAGCCATCATCGAAGAGGCCGGCACCGAGGCCCTGAGCGATGAGCAGGCCGAGCGCTACGAAGCGCTCGAAGTGGACCTGGCCGTCGCCCGCCGGGACGTGGAGATCCGGTCCCGGCAGGGCGCGTACGAGACGCCGGTCCGCAACGACGTGCACGTGCACGTGGCCACGGCCGACGAAGACGACACGCTCGACCGGGCCTTCGAGCACTACCTGCGCACCGGGATGGCGAACCAGGACATCACCGAGCTGCGCGCGCAGCAGGTCGGCACCGACAGCGAAGGCGGCTACCTGGTGTCGCCGCAGTTCCGGCAGAAGCTGGTCGAGGTCCGGGCCGCGTTCGGTGGGCTCGCCGCCGAGGTCGACAGCTTCACGACCGAGCGGGGCGGAACGGTCGAGTACCCGTCCGTGGACGACACGGCGAACAGCGGCGACATCACGGCCGAGGAAGCCGCGTTCGCTGACGGCGACGACCTGGTCTTCGGGACCGTGGCGCTCGGCGCATTCAAGTACACCAGCTCGGGCGCCGGCACGACCACGCCCCTGCGGGTGTCGGTCGAGCTGTTGCAAGACTCGGAGTTCGACATCGTGGGGCTGATCAGCCGATCGCTCGGCACCCGCATCGCCCGCAAGCAGGCGGCCGATTGGGTCAACGGGAACGGCACAACCCTGCCGTTCGGCATCCTGCACGACGGCCTGACCGCCGACGTGGTCCTGAACACCGAGGCCACGCTGACCTACGCGGAGCTGCTCGAAGCGGACGGCCTGCTCGACCCGGAGTACGAGCAGAATGCGAAGTGGCTCTTCTCGAAGTCGACGTGGACGCACATCAGGGGGATCGTGGACGACGCCGGTCGGCCGCTGATCTTGGAGCAGGCCCGGTCCGGGATGGGTGGTGGCGTCGAGCGCAGCCTGCTCGGCTACCCGGTCGTGATCGACCAGGCGTGCAACGCCATCACGGCCGATGGCGTGGCCGGCGGCTTCGCCGTGCTCGGTGACCTGCGCGAGTCCTACGTGGTCCGCCGGGTGGCGCCGCTCACCGTGGTGGCCAACCCGTACACGCGCATGAACAACGGGCAGGTCGAGTACGTGGCGTGGGAGCGGGCGGACGGGAACATTCAGAACCGCTCGGCCTACGTCACCGTCGAGAACATCACGACCTGACGTGCGCTACCACACCATCCGCCCCTACCGGAAGGCTGCCGTCGCTGCCGGCGGCATCCTTGCGGCCCTGGGCGTGGCCCTGCTCGACGGGGCCGTGTCGCCCGAAGAGGTCGGCACCATCGCCACGGCGACCGCTGTCGCCATCGGCGTTTTCTTCGCCCGGAACGACCCGGAGGTCTGACGACATGGCAGCGAAGCGTAAGACGATCAGGCAGCTGGCCGACCGGCGCGCCGACCTGGTCGGCCAGCTGGCCGACGTGGACGCGGAGATCGCCGCCCGGGCCGGCGAGACGGACGACCCGCCCGCCGACCCGCCCGCCGCTCCCGACCCGGCCCCGGCGTCGAATCAGCAGCTGCCGTCCGTCTGATGGCGTGGCAGCCTGACTACGCGACAGACGAAGAGCTGTCGCAGTTCCTGACCGGCCAGGTCGACACGTTCGACGCGTCAGCGTTCGGCCTGGCCGTGACGGCCGCGTCCCGGGCCGTCGACCGGGACACGAACCGGCAGTTCGGCCTCGAAGACGAGCCGGTCGAACGGTTCTACACGGCCCGCTACGACCCGCGTCGCCGCCGCTACGTGGTGGAGATCGATGACCTGATGGACACCACGGGCCTGGTCGTGACCCGGGTCGGTGGCACGACCGGCGCGGTCGATGTCATCGACCTGAAGCCGGCGAACGCTGCGGCTGACGGCCGTCCGTGGACGTTCTTCGTCGTGGACCCGCAGTCCACCGAGCTGCCGAGCTGCGACGAAGACGGCGTGTCGGTCGTCGCTCCGTTCGGCTGGACGACCACGCCGACCACGGTCAAAGAGGCGACGCTGCTGCAAGCCTCTCGGCTGATCACCCGCCGGGTCGCCCCGTTCGGTGTCGCCGGGTCGCCCGAATCCGGGTCAGAAATGCGGCTGCTGGCCAAGGTCGACCCCGACGTGTCCGTGACCCTCGGTCCGTACCGGAGGCAATGGGGTGCCGCGTGACGACGGTCGCTGTCCATCCACCACCTGAGTCGGCCGAGGTTCGACTAGTCCGCATCGAAACGAAGCTCGACGTTGTGCTGTCCGCGCATGAGGACAAGGAACAGCGCATCCGGTCGCTCGAACGCCGTTTCTGGATCGCCCTTGGCTTCGCCACGGCGTCGATCGCCGCGAACATCGGTGGCCTGGCCACCTACCTGGGCGGAGGGCTGGGGCCGTGATCCTGGCCGACGTGATGGATCAAGTGGCCGACCGCATCGACACGATCGACGGGCTGGTGACACACGCGTTCCCGGCCGACAACGTCCACCCGCCCGCCGCGGTCGTGACCTACCCGCTCGAATACGAACTGGACGCCACCTACCAGCGTGGCGCCGACCGGATGAGCCTGCCGGTCGTGGTCCTGATCGGCCGCGCCGACGCGCAATCGTCCCGGGACCTGGTGTCCGCATACGTGTCCGGGTCGGGGCCTCGGTCCCTGAAGGCCGTTCTAGAGAACGACCTGCCGGCGGGCGGGCTCGACCTGCCGGGCACGGCCGGGTCGTTCGCATCGACCCCCGACCATGCGTCGCTCGACATCACGGGCGACATCGACATCAGGGTCGAGCTGATCGACCTGACCCCTCCCGAGCTGTCGCGCAGCTACCTGTCGAAGTGGTCGGCGGCACCGAACCTGTCCTACCTGATGCGGGCCACGCTGTTCGGCACGTTCGACGGCATATGGTCGAGCACCGGGTCTAACACCCTGTCGGACTTCACCTTCCCGCCCGCCCTGTCCGGCTGCTTCAGGTTCCGGCTGGACGTGAACAACGGTGCCGGCGGGCGCACGGTCGAGCTCGCGCACGCGACGAACATCGACGGCCCCTTCACGGTCCTGAAGGCCGAGCCTGTCGCCGGGACGACGGCGATCGCCTCGGGCAGCGCGCCCGTGATCCTCGGCGGGCACGGCAGCGGTGGCACCAGTAACCCGATGACAGGCCGGATCACCCGGGCGCGTATCTACGCAGACCGGACCGAGACGGACCTGCGCGCCGACCCGGACTTCAGGTTTCAGCCACCTGACACGACATCGGTCGTGGACTCCACCGGGAAGGTCTGGACGGTGGCCGGCTCGGCTGTCATCACCCCGGGGGAACAGTTCGCATACACGGCGTTCGACAGCCTGCGCGTGGCCAATATCGAGTTCGATGTGGTCAGTGTCGCCCGGGTCGAATACCTGGCAGCTACGTTCACGCTCGACATCTTCGGACCCGGCGCTTAGGAGGCACCCGGCATGTTCATTCACGGTAAGGCGACCTTCGTCAGCATCGATGCTGACGACCTGTCCAGCTTCGGCACCAGCGTGGAGTTCACCCGCTCGGCCGACAGCCACGACGTGACCACGTTCGGGAACGACAGCCACCGGAAGCAGGGCGGGCTCTTCGACGGCTCGGCCAAGCTCCAAGGCATCTACGACAACACGGCGAGCACCGGCCCGCAGGCCGTGCTCGGCCCCCTGCTCGGGACAGTGGTTGAGCTGATCTACCGGCCGGAGGGCACGGGCTCGGGGCTGGTCGAGCGCACGGTCGACGTGCTGGTTCAGCAGTACGTGGAGTCGTCGCCCGTGGCGGACATGGTCACGTGGACGTGCGATGTCGAGTTCGACGGCGACATCGACCTGACGGCTCAGAGCGCGTGATGGCCGGCTTCGACAAGTCCCTGCTGTTCAAAGCTCGGCTGCCTGAAGCCGACGTGGAAGTCCCGGGCGTCGGCACGGTGCGGGTCCGTGGCCTGTCCCGGGCAGAGGTCATGGAAGTCCGCTCCGGCGTGAAGGACGAGGCCGACGCGGTGAAGCGCATCGCTGCGATCGAACGGAAGATGCTCGCCCTGGCGCTGGTCGACCCCGTGCTGACAGAGGCCGAGGTCGGCCAGTGGCAGACGGCGTCGACAGCCGGCGAAATGGAGCCGGTGACCGACAAGGTGCAGGAACTGTCCGGCACGCATGAGGGCTCGGACAAGGCGACGTACAAGAGGTTCGAGGCCGACCCGGCCGAAGAGTTTCGACTTCCACCTAGCTGAAATGTTGGGCATGACCGTGGCCCGGATGCGCGCCGAAATGTCGAACGCAGAATACGGACAGTGGTCCGTCTACTTCGGCCGTAAGGCGCAGCGCGCCGAGCTGGCGGCGAGGTCGAAGACGTGACGAACGCAGGCATCACGGTGTCCGGGCTGAACGAGTTTCGCCGCAAGCTAAAGGACATGGACGGGGCTCTACCGAAGCAGCTGCGCATGGTCCTGAACGAGTCCGCTGATGTCATCGTCGGTGACGCTCGGCCCCGGGTCCCGCGCCGCTCCGGGCGCGCTCAGGGCACGGTGCGGGCGAGGTCCACGCAATCGAAGGCGCGTGTCACGGGTGGCGGACGAAAGGCCCCGTACTACCCGTGGCTCGACTTCGGCGGGCGCATCCCCCGTGGCCCACGGCGACCGTTCCTGACCCGGGGCCGCTTCATCTACCACGCGTACTTCAGCCACCGTGACGAGTTCCGGGGTCGAATGCAGGACGGCATTATCAAGCTGGCACGCGATGCCGGGGTGGAGATCAGCTGATGGCGAAGAACGAGGTCACGCTTACATTCGCTGGTGACACGACCAGCCTCGAACGTGGCTTCGACCGGGTCGGGTCCGGGGCCGACAAGGTCGGACGTGACGTGTCGTCCAGCTTCGACCGGGTGGGCGAATCGGCCGACAATCTCGACACCCGGGCGATGGGGTTCCGGGACACGATGACGGGCGTGGAAGACACCGGGCGGGGCCTGTCCGAGATCATGAAAGGAAACCTCTTTGACGGCGTGCTGCTGTTGGGCATGGGGTTCGGTGACCTGGCATCCGGTGTCGCTAACTTCGGTGTGCAGTTCGTCAAGACGGCCGGTGAGTTCATCGCCAACCATGCCCGAATGCTCGCCGCGCACCTGGCGAACGCTGCCCGCATGGCTGCCGGCTGGCTGATCGCCATGGGACCTATCGCGCTGGTCATTGTCGCCATCGCTGCGGTGGTCGCCATCCTGGTGGCGCTCGGGGTTGACTTCGAGGACGTGAAGAACGCCATAGGGGCCGGGTGGGAGTTCATACGCGGCGCGGCGGCGGGCGTGTTCGAGTGGCTTCGCACGAACTGGCCCCTGGTGCTGGCCATCATCACCGGCCCCATCGGCCTGGCCGTGCTCGCCGTGGTCCGCCATTGGGGGACGATCAAGTCCGGGTTTACCGCGGTCAAGAACTGGATACGCGACCGGGTCAGCGACATCGTCAGCTTCATTACCGGCATCCCGGGCCGCATCGCAGAGGCCGCTAAGTCGATCGGGTCCACCATCATCAATGGGATCAAGAACGGGATCACGGGCGTGACCGGCTTCGTGTCCGACATCGGGTCGGCCATCAAAGGCGCCATCAACAGCGCGTTGCATCTGCCGTTCACGATCAAGGGTCCGGGGCCGCTGCCGGACTTCACGATCCCGGCCTTCCACTCGGGCGGCACGTTCCGGGCGCCGCCAGGCCGGCGGGAAGGGCTCGCGATGCTGCTGGACGGTGAGACGGTGTCCCGGCCCGGGGCGTCGGGTGCCGGCGTGACCGTGAACGTGTTCGTCGCCGGGTCCATCCGCTCCGACCGTGACCTTGTCCGGGTCATCCGGGACGAGTTCGCCCGGGGCGGCTTCCAAGGGGCGCTGCCATGAGTCACAGCGTGTTGACGATGGTCGACAGCGGCGAGGCCGGCGTCCTGAATGCCTACATCGCCCTAGCGAACATCGGCGGTGGGTTCAGTCTGCGGCTCTACACGAACGACGTAACGGCCGGGCTGACAGCTGCCGAGATCGACGCGCTCGAAGCGGCAGACTTCACGCAGGCCACCTTCGCCGGCTACGCGGCCGTGGCGTTCAATTCGGGATGGACGGTCACCGAAGGCAATCCCACCGAGGCCGTCAACACGGTTCGGGCCTTCGAGCGCAGCTCGACCGGCACGGCCGAGCTGGTGCGCGGCTACTACGTGCTCGACGTGAACAGCAGCACGTTGCAGTGGTTCGAGCAGTTCGACGCGCCGCTTAGCGTGGAGTTCGACGGCGACCGAATCGAGATCGTCCCGACCCTGACGGCCGATGACGTGGGAGGCAACGCGATGGCCCCGGGCACAATGGTGATGTGGGCCGTGGACGCTGCCGGCGACCCGCCGGGCGGGTGGCTGCTCTGTGACGGTTCGGCCGTGTCCCGGTCGACGTTCGCGCAGCTGTTCGCCGCCATCGGCACGGCCTACGGCATCGGTGACGGCTCGACCACCTTCAACCTGCCGGATATGCGGCAGTCTTTCCCCCTGGGGCAGTCCGCTAGCGGTACTGGTGTCAACATTGGTGACGCGGGCGGGGCGATCGACCACGTCCACGGGCTCGACTCGGCCAGCTCGGCGGCGCTGGTGCGGGCGTCCGACAGCTCGGGCATCGTCCGGTCCCGCCTGAAGACGGTCCCGTCGTACACACCGACCGACTCCCGGCTGCTGGGCGCTACTCAGTCGAACGCGTCCATCTCGCAGGGGACCGAGCTGACCGGCGACTCGGACACTGCGAATCCGCCGTTCGTGACCGTGAACTTCGTCATCAAGACGTGAGGCCGGGCCGGTGACCACGTTCGAGATCGCCCCGAACGGCGGGCTAGAGATCGGCGGCAGCGCGCCGGCCGCGTTCGTGCACGGGGCCGGGCAGGCCGATGCCGACCTAGTGGTCGAATGGGACTTCGACAACGACGGCGACTTCGATGAGTCCGTGGAGGACATCACCGGGCAGGTGATGTCCGCGGAGTGGCGCACCGGCCGGGATTGGGCCTCGAACCTGAACGGGAAGACGCAACCCGGCGAGCTGCGGCTGCTGCTCGACAACCGGGACGACCGGTACTCATGGTTCAATGCCGGGTCGCCGCTGACCGCTTCACCGTTCAGCCTGCGGACCGGGCGGCGCATCCGGGTGCGAAGTGCGGCCGCAGTTCCCGCTGACCCGGTGCTGCTGGCGCGTGACCGCTTCGACCGGTCGGACGGCCCGCTCGGCTCGGCCGAGACAGGCCAGGCGTGGGCGGCGCAGCTGAACAGCGGATTTGAAACCTCGAGCGGTCGAGCTCGCGCTGCGGAAGCTGGTGCGGTGAGCACGAACACGGTGGCCACGCTCGACGTGGGCGCCACCGACCACTACGTGCAGGGCGTGCTGCCGTCGTTCCCGTCGTCGGTGCATTCGGTCGGGCTGGTCGCCCGCTTCGAGGACACGGACAACTACATCAGGGCCTACCGGTCCGGTGCGTTCTTCGTGTTCCTGGCCGAGACGGTCGCCGGCACACCGACGTTCATTGACTCGTTCGGCATCGCCCCCTGGCCGGACCTGACCCTCGGGCTGGGGGTGGTCGATGATCAGGTGACCGTCTACGTGGGTGGCGTCCCGGTCCTGACGCACACGACCACGCTGACCGATGGCACCGAGGCCGGGCTGTACGCATTCAAGGGGTCGCTGACGCAGGCGCCGCCGAGCGTGGACGACTGGCACGTGTGGGACCACGTAGCCGGCGCCACAGAGGGCGTCGTCTGGTCGGGCGAAGTGTCCGAGGTCAAGCCTTCGGTCGCTCTCGGCCCGGTGAAGCAGGCGACGGTCACCGCACACGGCCCGCTCAACCGTGCGGCCGGGCTCGCCGTGCAGTCACCACGTGTGAATCGGGCGGACAACCCGACCGGGCTACTGGTCGGTGACCTGATGGCCCGGGCCGGACTCTGCCACCCGCCCCAACCCGACGCGCTCGACCTGGGCGACGTGGTTACGGGCCCGGTCGGCATGGACGACGCGAACGCGCTCGCCCTGGCCCGGGTGGCCGAAGAGACGGAACGCGGTTTCCTGCATGAGACGGCGGACGGCTATGTCGGCTTTCTGGCCGCGTCGGCCCGGGCGATGGCGGCGCCGGCTGCGTGGTTCAGTGACGATGCGTCCGGGCAGTTCCGGTATTCGGACATCGAACCGCTCGACCACCACCGTGAGATCGTCAACCGCGTAACTGCGGGTGTGGCCCCTTCGGCGCCGACCGTCGCCGGGTTCTTCAGTCGCAGCGCCACGACGGCGATCGGTGTCGCGAATCACTGCGACGTGCTGATGCCCACCACCGAGGCCGGTCAGCTGCTGGCCGTGTTCATCCGCCGCGCTAACCAGACGGCCGGTGTGCGGTGGCTGTCGCCCATCTGGTGGCTGAACTGGCGGCCGGACGAACCTGACGCCATCCGCACCCGGGTCTACACGCGGCACTGCGACGGGTCGGAGTCGGGCACGACCGTGCGCTTCTACACCGACAGCGGCCCGGCTGGTGGCGGGTGGATCGCGCACGTCTACCTGCTCAACGACGATTGGTACGGGGCGACGCAGGGGATCAAGCTCGGTGACTTCGCTGCCGGCCGTGACCCGGCGGCGCTCGACCACGGTTTCGGCCGGGTGGCCACCTTGTACCTGGCCGTGTGCTCGGGCACGACCGGGGCCGGCTCGGGGTCGCTGGTCGGGACGACGTTCCCGGAGGGCTACGACAACGGTCAGGCCGGCGCGCTGACCACGAACGGCGATGTCTTCGTGGCCACGGCCCGCAAGTTCGATGTCGTGGACGCAGAGGACCCGTCAGCGTTCGACGGCGACGAAGACTTCGCCCTGGTCGAAGCGGCCGTGCTCGCCGTGCGTGGCTACAACGGCGAGCACGACGTGCTGCCCACCCTGAAGAATCCCGGACAGTTCGAGGCGTCGCCGGGCCGTTTCGTGACCGTGGACGATGTCGAGTCGCAGGACGAACACCGGGCCGTGCGCACGCACTCGGCCCCGAACCTCTTCGCCACCGAGGCCGATGCGCAGACCTACGGCGAAGGCGTCCTGGCGACCTACGCGGACGACCGGCCGGTCGTGTCGATCACCTGGCACGCCACGCTGTCGGCCGCGTACCGGCAGCAGGCGCTGCGTCGCCGGGTGGGCGATCAGGTCTACCTGACCGCGTCGGACTCCACCGGACTCGGGATCGATGGTCCGTTCTTCATCGAATCGATCAGCGGTCGGGTGACCGATGGCATGAAGCGGTGGCTGGTGACGTGGGAGCTGTCGCCCGTCTGACGTGTGCTACACAGGGGTGCACATCTAGGCACACTGTGGAGGACCTAAACGATGGTGTTTGAACCGACAGACGCGGGCCGCCCAGGCGAAGAGGGAGTGCCGTTCGAGCTGGTCGAGCTGTATGAAGTGCTCGAATGGGAGAACGCCGTAGCCGATGCCGAGGGCGCCGAGCTGCCGCATCCCGAGATCGGCCTGCCGCCACCCCACGACCCGGGCGTCGCGCAGTCGTCCCCTTTCGTTAGCCGGGCCGGCTGGGGCGCCCGCTCGCCGGTCTGCGTGTCGACCAACATTCGGCCCGAGGGCACCACGCTGCACTACGGCGGGCCGTCGCCCTGGGGAAGCGGAGTCGACCGGTCCAGTGCCGCCCGTTTCCTGACGACCGCCGAACACGCCCGATGCGCGACCATCATGCGTGCATATCAGGCGTTCCATCTGACTACCCGGGAATGGTGCGACTTCGCCTACAGCTCCGGGGGGTGTCCGCACGGCACCCGGTATGAGGGTCGGGGGCCGGGGGTGCGGACGGCCGCGCAGGGCACGAATGACGGCAATCTGCGGTCCTACGCTTGCGTGGGCCTGTGGGGCGACGGCGACCCGCTGACCGACCCGGCGAAGCTGGCCTTCCTAGACGAAGGTGCCCGGCTGGCCCGGCTGCGCTGGGGGCACCGGGACTGGAAGGCGACTGGCTGCCCAGGTGAGCCGGCTTGGCAGTGGCGACTGGACGGCTTTCCACGACCACGAACAACGGAGGAAGACGATATGCCGTACACCGAGAAGCAGCTGCTCGCCATTATCGAGCAGGGCGTGTGGAACGCCATTGTGAAGGGTGGTGACGCGGAAGCGTCGATCGAGAAGCGCGTCGAAGAGGGCGTCGAAGCTGCTCTGGCCATCCGGCTGGGCGTGCCGGGCCTGGCCGTCGACCAGATGCACGCCCGGGTGCGTGACGGCGTCAAGCTGGCGCTAGACGACCCCACGGTCCAAGCCAAGCTGCGTGAGATCGTGTTCCTTCAGCCCGACGCTGTGGTTGACGACGGCTGATGCCTGGTGCACCGCTCGGCCGTCAGAACGGCGGGCCGCGCCGGCCCCGGGGCCGGCGCAAGTCGAAGGGTTGCGCGTGGGTAGTGCTGGCCGGGCTGGCTGGCACGTTGGCCGGAGCGGCCGAGGCCGTGCGCTCGTTAGTGACCTGATTCCCGCCACGGAGCGCCCCCGGCACCTGTCCTGCCGGGGGCGCTCCCGCGTCGGTGTGCACCCGTGTGCAATACTCCGGGCATGGCAGAGGACGACGGCGACAGGCTTTACACGGTGGCGCAGGTCTGCGACCGCCTGAACATCAGCAGACGGACGTTCTACAACCTGGTGGCCTCGGGGGACCTTCGGCCCCTGAAGGTCGGGTCCCGGACGATGGTCCGGGCGACCGAGCTGACCCGGTACATGGACCTGCTCGAAACGATCGCAGAGACACGGCCAGGTCGGCCGTGAGCGCTCACACCGAATCGCCGGCCCCCGCACTACCCGACGACCCTCCCGATCGATCTAGTAGCAAGGCCACCTTGCATATGGCTCGGCTGGCGCAGGGCACCGAGACATCGGACCTGTTAGCGGCGCTGCGGCGCATCCTGCGGGCGCTGAGCCGGCGCTTCGAGGATGGCGACATCGAACAGCTCGGGGCGCTGGTCGAGCTGCGCGAGGACGTGGAACGGACCATCACCGAGGCCGTGCACGGCCTGCGCCATGACCGTGATCTGCCGGCGTCATGGACCGATCTCGGGCGGGCGCTCGGGGTCAGCCGGCAGGCTGCCCAACAGCGCTACGGGCACGTGGGCGGCACGCGCCGCCGGGGCGGGCAGCCGGGGCACCTTCGGTGATGGATCAGGACGTCCACTTCATCGCCCGTGCACTGCGCGGCGACGTGCAGACCGAAGCCGCGCTGCGCATCGTGGCGATCGCCCGGGCGAACTTCGCTCGGGGCCTGCTGCCGGACGGCCAAGCCATCCTGCTGGCCGATGGCGACCGGCGTTTCCCGGCCGACACGCACCCGGAGCGCTATGCCGTGCTCGACCTAGACGGCTACGGCCGGGTGGACGACACGTCCGCTACCGAGGCGTTCGACGCGCTGGTGGACGGCCGCTCGAACGTGGTCGACCTTCGCCCGGTCCCGAATCGGCCGGACGGCCAGACCGTCGACCATGAGCTGTCGTCGTGGCAGCCGGTCGACCTGAGCGCCGCTCTCGCCGGCACGAAGCTGCGACCGGAACCGACGATCCTGCGGCGCACGGACGGTCGAGCGCTGTTCTACGAAGGGAAGGTGAACTACCTGCACGGTGCGGACGGGACCGGGAAGTCGTTCGTCGGGCTGTTCGCCGCCGCGCAGGTGATGGCCGAAGGCGGACACGTCGCGTGGGTGGACTACGAAGACCCCGACGAACTGACGATCGTCGGCCGTCTGCGCGATCACCTCGGCGTGCCGGCCGATCAGGTCGCCCAGCAGTTCCACTACGTGCACCCGGACACCGAGGCCGTGGACCTGGCCGTCGCCGTGCTATGCGACATGCTGCGGCACTTCAGCTGCCGGCTGGTCGTGCTCGACAGCATCGGTGAGGCAATGGGCGTCGATGGCGTGAACGAGGACAAAGACGTGGAGGTCACGCCGTGGCTGCGGCGCGTGCTGCGGCCGATGGCAGCGACGGGTGCGGCCGTGCTGCCGATCGACCACGGGGTGAAGACGGGCGACAACCCGTTGCATCCGTCCGGCTCGAAGCGCAAGCGCGCGCAGGTGACCGGGGCCGCGTACCTGGTCGAGTCGCCCCGTCCGCTGTCACGTGAGTTCCACGGCGGGCAGCTGATGCTCACGACGGCGAAGGACCGGCACGGGAACCACACCAGGGGCAAGCTGGCGGCGCTGATCGATGTCGCCATCTACCCGGACGACGGGTGGACGCTGCGCATCGAACCGCCACCGGAGGCCGAACGTCGGGGCTCGGCTAACGACCTGGCGCTCGCCCGTGCGGTCGTGCGCTTCGTCAAGGGGTACAAGGCTGAATCGGGCGGGCAACCCCCGTCGCTGACGGCGATCGAGCAGACGAAGTCGATCAAGGCCGGCGCCTCCGCTCGACGGGCTGCCACCGAGCTGGCGGTCAACCTAGGTGCGCTCCGGGAAGAGGCCGGGGCTCGCCGTGCTCGCATGTTCCACTACCTGAAGGACCTAGACGATGGCTGATCACCCTGTCCGCTATGTCGAAGCCGGCATCGGCGGACCGTTCATAGTGTCGCTACCACCAGCTACACCGACAGACGCTGACGTTCCTCTCACCCCGTCCGACCCCGTTTCGACTCCGTCAGACGGTCTACTCACCGACCCCGTCCCCCACCCCGTCTTTAGACGGGGTGGCAGGGACGGGGTCAGGGGACCCGGGAATCAGGGTCACCCCGTCAGACGGGGTCGCAACGCTGGTGCTTCCATCCTCTTCGGTGCCGGCGCGGTCATCCTCGGGCTGACTGCTGGCGTGGTCATCGGGGCCGAGGCCGAGGTCACCACTCTGCACGTGGAACGACCCGAGCCGGCGAAGGCTGTCGGCGTGGTGGACTGGTGAGCAGGTCGTGGTCGGGCGGCTCGACCTGGCGATGGCGGAAGGTCCGAGCTGCCGTGCTCGCACGGGATCACCACGTCTGTCAGCTGAAGCTCGACGGCTGCGAGCACAAGGCCACCCACGTTCACCACGTGCTCGGCCGTACAGTGTCCGGCGATGACCCGTCCCACCTGGTCGCCGCCTGCCGGTCGTGCAATCTGAAGGTCGGTGACCCCACCCGCTCGGCGCGTGATCCTCGACCGCAGAAACGCACGCGCTGGTGACGCTCCGTGAAAGTTCAGCGATGCCCGCACGCAGACAC